TTTCGATGGAGCACCGCCTATAGAGATGCAGTTAAGATCTCGGAAGAAAAACTCCCTACTGGATTACGATATAGGTGCAAGGCTTGTGGAAATCTTGTTGAACGATCCGAAAAACAGGTCGATCATATTGAGCCAGTGGTGGAACCAGGAAAAAAGTGGTCGGGTTCCTGGGATGATTATAGAGACAGATTGTTTGTGTCTACGGAGAAACTGCAAGTCTTGTGTAAAGGGTGTCATAGAAGTAAGACCGCTGAGGAGAATAAAAGGAGAAAATCATGCAAGAAGAACAATGTATAGCACCAGGGATCGAGCATAAACTTCAATTTGTTCTTGCAGCGCATGGATACCAATGTTTCGCTTGTATTTTGTGTGATTATATTGAAGATGTGATGGAGGACTCGCAACCATGAATGAAATAAATATACCAGAAAGAATAGAATCTGAGTTACCTCAAGTACAAGAATTTAGATCATTTCCTAAAATTGCTAGACTATCTAGAGAGTGTATAATTACTGAAAAAATTGATGGGTCAAATGCTCAGTTGACAATCAAAGATGGCCAAATAGTATCAGTTGGGAGTCGCAATCGGTTTATCAATTTGCAAAGTGATAATTTTGGATTTGCTCGTTGGGTGGATCAAAATAAAGAAGAGCTGCTTAAACTTGGAGACGGTACTCATTTTGGAGAGTGGTGGGGTTTAGGTATACAGAGGGGATATGGATTATTTGAACGTCGGTTTAGTTTATTTCGAGTTCCGAAAGATTTGGTTGAATTGCCACAATGCGTATTTATTGTCCCTAAATTATGGGAGGGAGAATTCGGTACAGGAGAAATTGACAGAATTCTACAAAGGCTGGTAAGCAATGGTAGTTATGCTGCTCCTGGATTTATGAAACCAGAAGGTATTGTAATTTATCATAAGGCCGCAGGAGTTATGTTTAAAAAGACAATAGATGGAGATGAAAAACCAAAAGGAGCCACAAATGAGTCAGCTTAAGATACTTTTCCTTGATATTGAAGCTAGTAATCTTTCAGCATCAGTTGGATATACATTAGCAATTGGATATAAATGGGCGCATGAAAAAACAGCAAAGGTATTAGATTTAAGCACCCATCCAGGATCTAAAACTACCGATGACAGAGAATTACTAAAAGCCTTCGAGCCAATTTTTAGTGAGGCTGATATTGTGGTTCATCATTTTGGTCAATATTACGATATTCCATTTCTTCAAACTCGTCGATTAATTCATGGCATGAAACCTATGCCAGTTGTACAACAAGTTGATACTTGGCGTATTGCTAAGAAACGTCTTAAATTCCACTCTAATCGACTTGATGCCATTTTAAAGGCTTTACATTGTCCTTATGAGAAAACTGCAATTGACTTTAATTTATGGATTGATGCAAGTGCAGGAGACAGGAAAGCACTAAAATATATTGCTCATCATTGTAAAATGGATGTTTTGGTTCTTGAATGGGTATATAACCATATTAAGGCTGTTTGGGATCAACATCCTCGGAGTATTGTTAGTCGAGATGAATCAGTGTGTAGAGTTTGTGGAGGTCGTGCTCATTCTAAAGGACTTAGGGCTACAGCACAGAATCAATATAGACGCATGGTTTGTACTAAATGCGGATTTAATTGGAAGGGAGGTAGACTATAATGAGTATTGATCCACGGCCTGTATTTGAATATGATCAAGTTCTTACTGTTCATGATTTGCTAGCAATTCGTAATGGCTATTGGTATCAGTTTGAGTCAACTTCTAAATGGAGAGTTTGGCGACGAACTCAATTCTATATTGCCATTGGAGTATTGAATAGTTTATTAATCTGGATTAAAAATAGGAAGTTAGTGAGAAAAGGAGAGAATGATGACACTTACAAAGCGGTTTAAATTAGCGGCATTGGGTTTAATTGTTGGAGTTTTATCGGGATGTGCTTCAACTGAACGATTCGTTAAAGTTGCTGAACAATCTGTACAAAAAACAGCAATGGTTCAAGTTACGGCAGTTGTTGAAGAACTTCAATTCACTATTACTCAAAAAGGATTAGACATTAAAAAGTCTACTGCTACAGTCAGATACCTTGGAGCCGGTGTATTTATTAGTCCTAATGGTCACATTCTTACTTGTGCTCATCTTTTTAATCATGGAGTTGTTAAAGCTATTGATATTGAAACTTATACTGGATACTCATATAGAGCTGAACTTCTTTTTAGTGAGACTAGTAGAGATTTAGCCTTACTTTATATAAATGATTTAACTCCTAATTATGCTCGGCTTGCTGATCCAAGAAAACTTCGAGTTGGTCAAGAGGTTATTGCAGTTGGTAACCCATTAGGTTTAGACTTTTCTGTGACTCATGGTATTATTAGTGCTTTAAACCGCGACTTTAAAGAAGGATATAATGTCACACAAAGTGATGCTTTTATTAATCCTGGTAATAGTGGTGGACCACTCTTTAATCTTAAAGGTGAACTTGTTGGAATTAACAGTTTTATTATTCCACCCGTTAATGCACCAATTTTTACGGGAGCAGGATTTAGTGTTCAATCGGGACAGATTATTGAGTTTTTAACTCGTTATCGAGGATTAGATAAAGCATTTCCTAAATTTAATTATAAATATTGGAGGACTTATGGGCGAAAAGGATAAAGTATTAGAAGTATTTGATAAGGCTGTTTTAGTTAAACAAGTTAAAACTGCTGAAGATATTATCAAACAAGCACAAGAACAAGTTGTTAAATTACAAGCTCAAATTCAACAACAGTTAGGCGTTTTGGCGTTATCAAAGCACTTATTGTCTAATTACGAGCTACCAGAAACTCAAGATGCGTCAAAGTAAAATTAAACAAATTAGAAGGGTAATGAAGAAAGAGGCTAATGCAGAACGATCATATCGTTTTGTGACTCACGCAAAACCATTAAAAAACCCATTTGGTGAACCTCTTCTTCGTTATAACTTTCAATATATTTGTGATGAAGGTCGATCATTAATTAAATTTGCTAAAAAAGTCTATAAACAAACAGGAGTATTACCACAATGATGATAGATGATGATAGTTATGGTCTTGGATATGAAGCAGGATTCAGTGATGGTCGTAATACTGGATACACTGAAGGATGGGAAGATGCCGCTCATGACTATGAAGAGCGCATTGGCCGACTAATGGCTGAAGTTCGTTTAATGGAAGCTAGAGTTAATGTTCTTAGTAAGAAAACAGGTTCTTAAATGGTTTGTCCTAAAGGTTGGATTAAGGCATTGATTTCAGTTTTATGGAATGATTTTAGACGAGATGTGTATAATTTTTTAACAAGGGGTCGATAATGAGTAGAGAAATTGAAGATTCATGTAAATATATTCGTGATAAATGGGAGGAGATAAAACGTGATTTTATTGAGGCGAGTCCTGGAAAGTATCTCGCGCTTACTACCACACACCGAACGCCAAGAGAGCAGTTTGAACTATATAAGCAAGGCCGAACAATGGGTACGGATGGAAAATGGTATGTCCAAGATAAAGCAAAAATTGTTACTAATGTTAATGGTAGTGAGTTGGTCGGTGCTCATAATTATTATCCTAGCCGAGCTATAGATGTGGCGGTAGTTGATAACCAAACTGGCAAATATCTTTGGGACGAAAAGTGGTATTATCCACTTAGAGAAATAGCCAAAAGATATAGTTTAACTTGGGGTGGCGATTGGAAATCAATTAAAGATTTTCCGCATCTTGAAGTACCAAAATATAAAGAATATCAAGAGGTCTAACATGGACTATCAAAATGAAGCAGAATTTAAAGTTAATACACAAAATATGTATAAATTTGGTGGTGTACCAAATGTTCTTGATTGTTTAATTGCTATGTTAGAATCTCAATTAATTATAACCAAAAAACTAAAAGAATTAGTAGAACATACAGGAGATTAGTGTGGGTAGATTAGATAGAACAGTAGATATAGGTGGAATACTTTTAATGTGTTTAGGAGTTGGTGCGGCTGTTGGATTTTGTCTTAAATGGGCTTTAGAAACCATTTTAAAATTAAATTAGGAGATATTATGACATTTGAAGAACGAGCTATATTAGCTTTAGAACGTCTTGCTACTACACAAGAGAAGTTACTTGCGATTGCAGAAGCATCCCAACGAGAGAGAAACGAGTTGAGTGATAAAATGAAACAAGCCTTTAGAATTGAGGGAGTTAAAAATGAGGTTAAATAGAAAACACATTGGACAATTATTTGATGTTCATGGAGCTGATGGAAGTTGGGTTTACCAATTAGTTGATATTAAAGATGGTAAGTTACTTTGTCGAGTTTTTAGTAACAATTATAGATATGAATTTAATACAAATAAATATGCAGATTGGCGACCATTTAAGACTCAATTGCCTAGCCGCGATCAAGTTAAAAATGGTTGGGAATCAGCTAAGGGGCCATGATAATGCACTCCTGGGGCGATAAGGACTTTTCAGATGAACTGTTTAACCAAGTGGATGATGCTGCAGAATTTATAGGTCACAATCTCCGAAAATGGTTTAGAGTTGGAGTCACACAAACCAAGGAAAAATTTGGTACTGCTAGAGTTTACTGTCATCTAGGATGGAGTTCATTCCATTGTATTTTTAGACCTGGATACTGTTGGATTCCTAAATGGTGGCCTTGGAGTCTTGATCTGAAAATCTCTGAGTATGTAATGCCTTTACTTAACCGTATCGTAATTCCGATACAAATATCAGGATACCGATATTTTTATCAGAAAGCTGTTAAAAAATGGCCGCATCTTCGAGAAGAAATTTTGTGCTGTTCTGATTATCCTGAGTATCTAAAAGGACTATAAAATGAGCAAGAAAAAAGAACCAACTTATTCAATTACACCCAAAGGTCTTATTAATCTAGAAACAGATGATTTGAGTTTAACTGATGCAATCATGGATTCATTAGAACTTCATGCTTTACGAACCAATTGTAATGCAATTTTAATAGATAATAAAGGATGGACATTTATCAAAGTGGAGGAATTAAATGAAAAAATTTAGCGTGTCTTATTCTCACGTAGTTGTTTATGAAACTGAAGTTACAGCCGAAAATGAAAAAGAGGCAAAGAAGAAATTTAAAGAAGTCTTGCCATTTGAAAAGGTAGAAGAGATATGGGAAGTCAAATAAGGCCCTTTCTCATTATTGGAGCAGGATTCCTAGGAGTAGTCTTATTTATGGGAATTTGCGATTTGCTAATTGATAAGTTATTTAGCTGGTTACAAAGGAGATAAATATGTTGGACACAATTTTGGAGGCCGCAATACTCCTTGCAGTCGTGTTTGAGGCATATATTAGTTGGAAAAGCTATGTTTTACTTAAATATGAATATGATAGGCAACGAATTAGACGAATATTAAGAAAGGTAAAGAAATGAATGAAGATGATCTAAATAGAAAGTGGAATACCAAGAATCCATATCAAGGTAAATATAAACGAGTTCTTTGTGTTTGCTCTGCAGGACTACTACGTTCTCCAACCGCAGCTTGGATTCTTTCTAATGAACCATTTAATTTTAACACTCGTTCAGCAGGAATAGATGTTGGTCATGCCTTAATTCCAGTTGATGATGTTCTTTTAGAATGGGCTGATGAGATTGTTTGTATGGATGAATACCAACAATTTAAACTCAAAGAAAGAACTAATAAGCCTGTCCACAATCTTAGAATTGGGGATAGTTTTGAATACCGCGATAAAGGGTTAGTTACTATCATTCGGATGCGATATCAGGAGATTTTAAATGAAAAGAAAACATAAATTAAATAAAAAATGTTGGTGTAAACCAACTGTAATACAACCCCTTGAAAGTAATACAAATTGGTGGTATACTTACACAACTAGTAATCCTGAAACTAATATTAAATTTACAAGGAGAACATCATGGTACGACGTAAAGCACACAGGAAAGTGGTTTTTGACGACCACATGGGACTTTCTTACTCGGAAGTCCTTGGAGTATTAAAGTTTTTCAATATTCCTGAAGTAGAATTTATAGATTGGATTGGAGGCCAAACTTGTCCAATTCTTTCTAATGGACTATGTGGTTATTACTGGTATGATGTTAATAGATTTGTTCAATGGAAACGTGGTGGGTTAAAGCCTATTTTCGACTAATCTGATTATTGATTATCAATGGTTTTCATTTGGCAAGATTGTTTTCTAGGTGGGTAAAAGATGAAATACGAGGCTAAGGACGTTAAAGAGTCAAAACCATGTAAAAATGGCCATAAGTACCAATTTGTTGAAGCTGACAAAAAGGGCATTAAATGGCAATATTGTAGTGGTTGTGATCGAAGGCTTTTAATTGGATGAAACCTTATATTAGTTTTGGTGTATTTGTAACTGTTTTGACAGGATGTTCAGGATTACAGGGACCAATTCCTGCTGATCGAAATGCCATAAAACAGACATGGACCTATGATTGTTGTAATCCTAGTCTTAGTGAAGGAACCAAGGATATGTGTAAGATGGCCGCGACAGCTCGCAATCACACACTAATTGATAATTATGGCAATCGGTATAAGTTTATTTGGAGTGATTGTGAACCTGGAAAGGAAAAATGGAGGGAATATGAATAAAGAAATTAATATTAAAGAAGTAGAGAATGGATATCAGGTCGCGGTAAAAGACACCACGAGAAATGGTGTTTATGTGTTTAAATCAGGTGAAATTTTCTTGATGCTTGAAACAGTGGGAAAGTGGATAAATGGGAAACCAGTGAAGGTGAAAGAGAACTAAATAGATTTTCGTTTAGCTTCACAACTAGAACAACCACATCGTTTACGTTCTTCGTCTTTATCTAAAACGGCTCTCGGTTCTAACTTCCAAGGAAACCAAGTAAATGTAGCTCGGCACTCATAGCAATGTGCCGTATAAATCTCACCTAAATCGCGTTTTCCGAACGCAACTTTACAGACAGGACAAGATGCTTGTTCAAGATTATCAAAATTCTTATCTTTGGGTTCATTATCTGGGGAATACCACACGATTTCATATCCTAGTTATGTTTAAAATACGCTACTGCTACGCCTGTTATAGAAACCAGTAACGTAATTCCTCCCCATATCATAGATCTAATCGTAATGGATTGCTTCGTTTCGTCTTTAGTTTCTTGATTTAAAGTTGCCACTTGAATTAAGAGATTGGGAATCTTCTCCGTAGTAATCAAATCAACTTTTCTCTCCAAACTCGTTAATTTCTCTAAAATCAATCCTTGAACTGTTTGTCTAGCCATAGTATCTCTCCTACTTCATCAACTTATGAATCCCACCAAGACCAGCACCAATTGTGCCATATCTCAATGCAGTTCCAATCAGGTTTCTAACTTTACCAGATGTGCTACCTTTAGCCTCAGTTTTTAGACGTTGTACAAGACTCATTAAAGCTTCTTTCTTAGCTTTTGTCTCTTCTGGTAAGGATTTAAGGGCGTCCTGAATCTCATTAAATTTTTGTAATTCTTCTCCAACTGGCGCACGTTTTGGTGTGGACTTTAGTTTATTAATTAAACTGATTAGTCTTTCTTTCTCAGCCTTTGCTTCTTTTGGAAGTCCTGTTTTTACATCTTGAATTTCTCTAAACTTACTTAGTTCTTCTGCAACTTTTGGATGTGCTTTAGCTATTGCTTCATCAATTTTAGCTACACCTTTATTAATAAAAGCTTCTTCTTCTGGAAGCAAATTTCCGCGTTTTGTAACTTGTGCAATTTTTTTGAGGTTTTGAAGTCCACTAGTTTCCATTGAAGTTAAAAGTTCCTCGGATGATTTTTCAGAAATGGCTTTCATTGTATTAGCAAAATCAGTGGTATCTTTAGCTGCTTCAGGAATTTTATTCATCGCTAATCCTGCTTCAGATTCGGCTTTTCCTATTTGAGGTCTAATTGCCTTATCGAGTTCTTCAATAATTGATTGTTTTTGTTTATATTTTAAAGGTAGGTCTTTGAGTTTTTGCTTAGCAGCTTCAATTTCTGGATCAAAAGTTTCAAAACCTTTTTGTGCTGCAGTATTTAATTCTTCTAAACTATTTCTTATTCCACGTTCTTTAATAGGTAAATTTTTAAGGGCTTGTTGAGCCGCAGAAATTTCTTCAGCATTAGGTCCACTAAGTAAACTTTTACCAAGCCGTTTAACTAAAGATCCAGCTCCCCTAACTCCTGCAGCCATTTCAGGAACAGCTTTTAATCCTGTCGCTGCGCTAATAAACTCTTCAGGCATTGAAACAGGAGTTCCTATTGCGGCTCCTAAAACTGGATGTTTCTGACCAAATTTAGATGTAGCAATATTTTCTCCTGCTTGTTCAAAATCAGGTTTAGTAATAGGAGTTAAACTTACATCCTGTAAACCAGGTTCATTCATAACACTCGGATCAAGAGGAAATTTAGCCGCTGGCTCTTCTGTTTCTATTTCGTATGTACCATTTTCAGTTTCAATTTGATATTTAGCCACGTTATTGAATCCTTCTTATACTTTTAACTTTTGACCCTTGAAACATTTCTCCGACCTGAGGAAGTCCTGTAGGAGCTTCTGGTTGACCTTCTGGAACTCCTGAATATCCTTTAGAAAATGCGGCTCGTTTATTGGCTTTGATTATATTAAAGACATTTTCAAAGTTACCAAGTTTAGCATCAAAATCAATATCTGAAGAATCCTCATTTGGTAATTCAGCTTTTAAACGTTCATATTCATTTTCATTAATCTGTTTACCAGATCGAAGATAGATAAGAGCATTTCGGATGCTATTAAGATTACCTAAAAATAAAGCCCGTTTAGACGTAGCCCCAACTCCTGTTTTTTGTTTAAGTTTACCAAGTGGTCCTTGAATTGGTCCCGTTGATCCTGCTTCTTTATTTGTTTTTACTAATTCAAGTTGTTTACTAATTGTATCAAAATCACCAAGTTTTTCTGACTCAGCAGCAGGAAGTGTTGGTTTAACAAATGGTTCCGCTTTTCCAGGAACATTAAATGGTTCAATTGTACCACTATATTTGAGCATATAAGGTTGGCCATTTACTTCAAATACACTTTTAACATTATCTGCTCTTCCAGGTTGATCTTTCTTCATCGAAGCTCGTTCAGTTTTACCTTCTTCTGATTGAGCCAATAGTTTAGATTTAAGTAAAGATTCAGCAGTTTCTTTAGGAAATGCTTTAGCAAGAGTTCCACCTGTAGCAAATTCAGGGGCAAGAGCCTGTGTTTCAGCAGCTCGAATTTCCTGTCCACCAGGAGTAGCCACAACTGGACCCTGTAAAGTTTGAGCGAACTGTTGTTCTTTATCTTTTTGGGCTTTTTCTTCTTTGGCTTTAGCAATCTCAGCTTGAATTACTTGAAGAGCACGTTGTCTAGCAACTTGTTTATCGGCAATAGTTTCTTCGAGAGTTCTTTGATCATTATAAGCATTTAATCCACCAGAAATAGCTTTACCTACATCTGGACCTTGAATAGCCTTTTGAATTTCATCAATAGAAAATTGAGGGACTCGTCTAGCCATTAGCTTGCTCCTTTTCCAGCATAAGAACCTATTAATTGTCCTAATGCTTGAATTATTGAGTTTTGATTCTGATTAGCGGCACCAGATCTAGCAAATTCATTACCCACAGCTAATTGTTGGATTCCTAGAAGATCTTCAGTAAGTTGATCTTCAACACCAAGTAATTGAGCAGCCTGAGTTAGAACGTCAGATCGTCCTGTTTCTAAAAGAGTATTAGCCGTATCTTTATCAATACCAAGTTTATTAAGCTGAGCACCTGTATTAGTTTGATAGACTCGATCTAAGGCTTGACCTCTTCGTTCAGCACCACTAATGGTCAATTCTTTTGTAAGATCAGAAAGATTTTGAGCGGCCTGTAAAGGAGCTTTAGCAAGTTCAGTTATAGCATATCCACGTCCTAATCCACCAGTTCCAGCTAAGGATTCTCGAATAGCTTGCTGCACTTGAGGAAGTTGTCTAAAAGTTTGCTCTTGTGCTAAGTTAAATCTTGCTGTATCTTTAGCTTTTCCAGTTTCTTCAACATCTTTGAGATACTGTTGTCCTTGTCCTGCAACATTACTAACAAAATCAGATCCTATTTGACCTTGTTTTCGTTCATATTGTTGGCTTAAAGGTTGCAACATTGGGTTTAACCCACCAATTATTTCACGTTTCTTTTGAGCATTTCCTTGAACTAAATCATTTAAACCTGCAATATTAACTTTTGGTCCTTTACTTTTCTTTCCTAACATACTTGTCGCGGCACCTGCAGCAAATATTAAAGCAGGAGCAATTGCTAATGAAGCCCCACCTGAAACATCTCGGCTTAAAAAATCCCAAACAACTTGTAAAATTTCAAACATGATAAAATCTCCTTAACTTAACAAAACACTTTTCCATCCTAATGATGGAAACTTTACATATAAATATGCAGATCCAGCTAGTTCAACTGGAATAACATCCCAGTTTGAGCCTTCTGATGCTGATGGGGCTGAAGTACGGCCTAGATGTGTATGACCAACTTCAAATAATTGACGAAAATTCTCTTGAACAACTTCTGGTTTTGGTTCATTTCCTAATGGATTCTTTTGTGTAATCATTTACTTATCCTGTAATTATAGGAAGTTGAGTTCTAATTAAAGAAGAAACTTTCATTGAATGAATTTCAACTAAATTATCATCATCTGAAGTAATTCTATACATTACTGTTCTTCCTTGACCTTCATCACTAGCAGCTCTAAAATAAGCATAAAAATTAGTGTTTGCCAAAGAAGAAGTAAAAATTGTACTTCCATTATTTAAGTACATAGGTAAAAAGGTTTGTCCTTCATCAACTGAATAACTAATTTCAAATGCAGCACCAGTGTTTTTACCTTGAAGAGTTAAATCAATTGGTACTTTTACCATATCTGAATTATCTTTATAGCCTGTACTATAATCAAATGCTTTTGTATGGATTTCTAGTGCAATACTAATTCCATTATCATTAGCACCTTCTAAAAATCTAAATATACTCCCTTCGGTCGCAGAACCCCAATAAGGTAAATTTAAAAAATAAGAAAAAGTAGCAATCGCCAATCCTCTATAAACTCTCCATTTACTATCAAGATCGAGAACAAAAATTATATTATTAACCTCTTCACTAAATTCTGCAGCAGAAAGATAGTACCGTCCATTATAAAATAATGAACTAACTCTAACTGAATTTGTTAATTCAACAAACCAACTAATTGTTACGTCATCAATTTTAGGTAGTTGATTAGCAGTAGAAATAAGAGTTACACGCCATTGAGTAAATTGAAATACTGGTACCAGAGTTGGAAATGTACCAGGGGTTACGGGATAAAAAGTAGCCGCTGGAATACCTAATGCACTAGAAGCAGACCGCATTTCAAATGTTACTGACCCCCCATTTAAAAGAAAAGTAGACTGAAAAATATCCCATCCTGCAGGAGGTGCAACACCTGTATCAATAATAGATGATGTTAAAGTTGAAGTAATAGTCCATTTTAAAGTTAAAGAACTTACTGAAGGAGTCACAGAATTTATCCCATTTGTAGTTAAAGTAACTCGAACTTTTATATAGCGTCTAACTACTTCAGTTCCAAAAGCCACAAAACCATCAGGATAAGTAATATCATTAGCTGAGGTAGCAACCTCAAAAATAATAGAAGTTCCAGAAGGAACTGAAGTTATAGAATCTAATGCAGTAAAATCAGTTACATCATCACTAGCATCAATTGTTTCACTGATCCAAATACCTGTAACTGAAAATGTGAGAGTTGGAACACCTGCTTGTGGAACAATTCGGTCATCATTAGTAGTTAAAACAATTTTAACTCGCCAATAACGTTTTCCTGAAATACTTAAATTTTGATTTCCATTTAAATTAGCCACTGACTCTGAGACTGGTGATCCATCTTCAGTAATATTAAATGTAGGACTATTACTTCCTTCAACAGTAGTTGAGGCTCCTGTAATTGTAGAACCACTACAAGTTGAAGTTGTTGGATATGATCCAGTATGTGCAATATTTAATGTTGTAGAAACTGAGTCTGAAAAAGAGTCATGAACTGGTCCTGTCCATTGTCCTGTTTTAGAAACCGGATTCGCACAATAACTAAATGACATATTCATATAGTTACCAGGTGCCTCATTTATCCAACTAGCCCCTGACTTACGCTTTATTCCATTTGGTGCAACTGGATTTCCTGATCCATTATATAATGGTTGAGCTGTAGAAAGAGTATTTTTAAATCCAATCCAGTAAGTTGTATTTGCTGCTAATGGCACACTAATTACACCACTATCTATAGTTGTTCCCGAAGATAAATTCGGCATTGTCCAAGATCCACCATCAAATATTGAAACATTTGGAGTGCCAAATAAATCAGTATAGACAATAAATGTTCCCATGTTAAAAGGATTAGCGTCATTAACAACATCTCTAATACGAATCCTAATATTAGTTAAATTTCCAGCTCTATCTGGTACTATAAATCTAGATACCCAATGTGAGCCAAGAACAGGAGGAGAAGAACTATCATTTGTTGCCGAAAAACTATTTGCACCTGTAGATGTTGAATGTGAACTTAATCCAATTTCTAAAAAATTTATCGTACTTGGAGGAATAATTTCTATATCATCACCAAATGTTAAATTAGTAAAAGTTCCGTAACTAGTAGTTCCTGATGGAGCTGCTTGAAGATAATAAGGAATAGTAAATCGAGTAGGAACTTTAATGGTATTAGTTCCATCATTTGTAGAGATATTAGTTAGTGAACTTCCACCTTCCCAATCTCCCTCATCATCCCAAGTCTTAGTTGGATTAATAGTAGTAATTGATCCAGGGATTGAGTCTAAATCAATTCCAGTTGAGGCTGTGCCTCCTTGAAAATCTGCTTGAGTTGATTGTGTATTCTTATTTTGTTTTTGACTAGATTGCTGGATATTAAAATTTACTTGATCTTCAATTGGGTCACTTAAATAATTTACACTATTTCCATCATAGGAATAAAACCCGCGATCACTTAACCAAACAATAATAGGAACACCATTAACAACACGAATTTGAATAGAACGATTATCTACACATCCAACTGATCCTTGGATATCAGCATATCTAAAGGTATCTTTTGTAGTACCAAGAATTTGACCCATACTCTTCTTATTGAAAACAATAAGTCTATCAAAATAGACAATAGTTGCTTCAATTGGATCTTGTTGATTGCAGATAATAAAATTGGTATCTGGATAGATATCAGGAAAACCAGGGTCAGAGAAAAAGAGAGTATAAGGATCTCCTGAAACTCTAGAAACCCAAAGACGGTCTAACCAAAGAGTAATCATAGAGAAATTAGGAGGAGTGAAATGATCTATTGGAATTGGAAACGTTCCTGCCGCTACTGTATCAGAAAACGTAGTTGCTGTATTATTTAACAGTGTTCCAACCTGGACGTAATTACCATCATTATCATCACGATAAATATTCCGGCCAACGACTCCATATCCACCAATAGGAATTGAACTTAAATTAACAGTCTGATTGCCTAAAGTAGTTGTTACAACTCCTGTAGCAGGTCCACCATTTGATTGTTCAGCATCATAATAAATGAAAGTAATTTTATACGTATGAGAACCAACTGGTACACTTCCACCTGCAACTACTACGGCTGTTGGAGCAGATGATGGAGCTTGTGCTCCCATAACTTTAGTTTGTGGGGCTGTATAAGAAACTCCGCCATAAGTTGTAGTACGATCATAAACCTGTGGAGAATCAATACCATTACCAAAATATATCCGGTTTTGTGTAGTTGCAAATTCAAAATATCCAAATGGTGAATATCCAGCAGTTACTAAAGTAAATATATTATCACCAGTTGAATAGTGAAGATTTCCACCTTCAACAACTAAAAGATGTCTTGCACCATCAGTAAAGATAGCTTCATATTGATCGCGGATAGGATTAGATAAAGGAGTTGTATTATAAAGAACTGAACCTTTACGTTTAGTAATAATACCTTTAACATCTGTATCAATATTTTTAGTTCCTGCTGTAAAATCTCCAATTTTAAGACGTTTTGCGTAAGCTGGATACTTGGTAACTAAATTTCCCCAATCTTCAGGAGCTATTGTAATTTTAACTGAGTCCATTAGTCAAACCACCTACTTTGATTTGTACTGCGTTTAATCGTAAGCCAATCAGCTAATCTAAGTGTATCTTGACAGCCTTTAGAAGAAAGACGCCCTCTTAAATCATCTAGAAGTAATATAGTTTCATGAAGAATTTTATTGGGAATATTAATTTCATCATCACTAGAAGAAATAGATTCAGTTAGTAGTAAAACTAAGAGACTTCCAATAGACTCTTCATCATTAAAAAGAGACGTATTAAATTGTTGAGTATTAAATTGCATTAAGCTAAAACCACACCAACCCATGTATTAGTATCATCATTATAAACCCAAAGTTTATTTGCTGATTTATCAAAAACAAAAGGCCAATCTTGACTAGGAAAAGTTGGAGTACCTGTTGGTGTACCATTAATTACAGGCATTAAAACAAAACCTCCTGTATCAGTAGTTAAATGACTTCTATCCTGTAAATAAATATTACCTGCGCTTGCACCTGAACCAGTTGTTCCTAAGTGTATATTTTTTCCATTAGATAAAGTATTTACAGATATAAAACCAGCATCAGACTCCAAAAAAGCTCCAAATGAAGTTAGTCGTAAATCTGTACTTTGTGTAATACTATCAGCCATTGTTTGACCATTTGTATACAATGGTCCTGATAAATTAACTTCATCTGATCCAGTATTTAATCCTAAACGGTCTGATAAATCTTGTTCAATAGCTATAATTTCATCTCTAAGATCATTATGAAATTCAGCACCATAAGTAAATTCAACAGGTTTAGCATTTAAATGAGACACAGCTATAGTACCACCAAATCCTCTTGTACAACCAAGGAATTGAGTTGGATTAATAGATGTATAACTTATTCGTTCAGAATCAATAGTTATAGCTCCAACTGAAGGAAACCCAGTAGTTGAAGCTACAGGAATTGTCGTAACAACACTATTAATTGCAGAACTTAAAGAGGTTGCTAAATTATTAACCCCTGTATGTAGTTGATCAGTTGTTGAAACTGATATAGGAAAGTTAGCCATAATTAACCTCTAGTTTATGCGAATGTAATTTGCCAAGTAACTTCAAGACTATCTAAAGAGTTCTTGGGGATTCCTGTAAAAGTTTGACGAGCGAGCATTGTTCCAAGACTTGAGTCTGAAAAAATTCCTGATTCAGTCACAGTACCCGTATTTACACCGGGACCAAAAGTAACTTGATTTTGCCAAACAACTCCAATACTTGTAAGTGTACCTTGAACTCTCGTTGGAAGGGGAGTTTCAAGATCTGTATCACTAGATGTTGCAGCAGTTGATCCAGTTCCCAATCCAATAAATGACATAAATGGATCAGTTTGAGTTGCAACTGTAAGCCAACTGGCAAGAAATTCTTTACCAACAGTTACAACCACATTTTTAATATCTCTTTCAGTCTTAAGTTTTCCAGTCTCATCAAATAATTTAAAATTGATATGACCAGTTAGTTTTACTTGTTCTTTCATTATAATCTCCTTTACTAGCCTGCTAATGGATCAAACATACTTGGTGCTGATTCCATCGCTATTGGTGAATCAATATCAATTCTATTACGTTGATCCCCACTTTGCTTCTTAACCCACTTACGTCCTTCTGAAACGTATTGAGTATAAATTTGTCTTTGCTCTTCAGCTAAATCAGTTTCTTTTTCTTTCTTCCATGCTTTCCAAAGGATATAAGCATTAAGAGCTTCACTAAGTGAATCATGTATACTGATAGATTGATTGGTATTTACAATTGGAATAGGAGTAGATTTATAGAAAAGATAAAGAGTTGTTGCATAAGTAGTATCAGGAGCACGATCTAACCAAAGTTCTTTTCCCCAAATCCAATATCTAACTGGTCTACCTTTATTTGGTCCTTCCACATTTAAGAAATTAGGTCTTTGTTGTGCCATCTTTTCTAGATTAGATGGATAGATTCGTTTCCATGAGAATGTATTATCTGCATTTAAAATCTTATGAAAAACAGCTCTTGCAGATAACCAGTTTTGAGGGAGAGGATAGTCTAAACGGCCTTCAACTAAAGAAAGTTGAGCTGTATCTTCTAAAATACGTGTTTTATTAACAAAATCTAATTCGCCACGATTAAGATGGCGAAGTAATTCTGCGTCTGACCAAAATATTGGCGATGTTTCTAGTAACTCTCTACGAACATCAGTTAAAATTTGACTCGCTTGCATAGTTTATCCTTAGATGTAAAAAATATAAAAAATGTACCCTTGAAGTGCAATACTGTGAATAGTTATTAAAGGGTGACTCTCTAACCAAGTATGTAATTCAACCGGATTCTTTAGGTCTGTCACTTCAATAATATTTAAATTCATACTAGATTTCTGCCCATACGATAGTTATTTGCGATAATCTATTATTAGAAAGAGGATCGCCTGTTATTAAAAGTGCCGTATTCGGCATTAAAATAAAATTATATTCATTTTTAAAGTGTGCCGAGTTACTGTTTTGTCCTTGAACCCGACTACAAGCCGCTGAACCATTTGAACTAATAGTTGGTAATGATGTTACAAGAGAAACTGAAGGAGGACAGGTGCTTCCTATATTTCTCACAATTGGAGTCTGACTAGCTCCATTACTTGTTATAGTTGGCGTACTAAATACTTTAAATGTTGCTGATACGTTTGAAACTTGAGTTCCAGCATATATATCCGTAATTATAATTGTTTTTCCAGAGTTAGCTGGATTTCTAAATAAAATAAGGGGATTATCAGTTCCAGCCGAGACCATATTAGCACTTACGGCAATGCTATAAGTATTAACTGTAGAGTATAAGTCAAATTGATTAGATTGATCTATTGGCACTAATTAACTCCAACTAATTTAACAACTATATTTGAAGCTAGTCCTAAAGTTAAACCCGTACACCGCAATCTTACATATAACACCGGAAAATTACTTGCACCCATCGATAAGGAAAGACCATTACCAGTTACATTAGTATGAGTTAAAATTGTTGTCCAACTAGAATTATCCAAACTTCCTTCTACTAAGACTGTCCATAGTGTGGGTAAAGCTCCTGTTCCTGTAACTTGGATAGAAAATCTTGATAATGGATTAGTAGATAAGTCTATAACTGTACCTGTAGATGTTCCAGTAAAAGTAACTGACTGAGAAATAAAAAAATGCTGCACTGGTACAACTTGAACAGTTTCGGTATTTGAAAAAACTAAAAAATTAGGCATTAAATTTCAGCCCAGTGTAACGTATAAGCTGATACACGATTATTAGATTGCGGATTTGCTGATATCAATAAAGAGTTATTTGGATTAACTGCAAGTATGCCATCACTCGTCAATTCTACTTGATCTCCATTTTGACTCATTAATTTGAAGATTAAAGGTGTTCCAGACGCAGAAACTGTTGGAAGCGTGTTGACAAGAGCTACGGCTGCTCCAGCTCCTCCACCTAAGTTTAGTGATACAGGAGTTTGTGCTGTTCCATTGGTAGTAATAGTTGGATTCGCAAACACTTTATACGTAACAAATACGTTATTTATTTCAACTCCAACTGAAAGCATGAAAAAATATAAAATCTTTCCGCTTCCATTCGGATTTCTTATTAGTATTTGAGTATTATCTGCACCACCAGTTGCCGCATTAATTTCAAAAGCATTGGTGTATGTTTTATTATTTATAGTAAATAATCGAGAAACATCTTGTGCTGCAAGATTTCCTAGTGCTTCTATAGCTAATTGGTTTCCAGTTGAATCATTAAAGATACTTACCGGATCAGCACTTTGAGTAAATGATAAATCGGCCATTGGCCTAATTCCTTTTAGTCAAGTTGATAAACAATACTTGAGTAAACATCCATTGTTTGGTTATCTGTATTCGTTCTAATAACTTGAATAGTATCAGCAGACGTTAAAAAGATTCCATCGGGCCATTCAACTTGAAAATCTAAATTGCCTTTGGATGTAAAACTAATATGCTTAGTTATTTCACCACCAGTCGTTCCCCATTTAACCTCAACTTTCATTTGACCAGATGCCGAGGCTTGAACTTTTTTAACTCGAAGGTCGGCTGCAGGAGTAAAAGAATGAGTATCTGATGCAGATGTTGCTAACGCAGCTTGAGTATCATAACTAACCTCATCTGTATTACCTTCATCAATTGTAAATGGAATCGAAGATTGATCATTTGCAATAACAACTGGAACTGATGTTGCTGATGGTTTCTGACCAAGAGTATTAAGTTTGCTATCAATACTTGTGGTGTCACCAGCAATTGTAGCTAAATTACCATCTTCACGAGATGGATTAATTGTAGTTCCTGCTGAATCGGCAACCTCTGTAGTAAATTGAGTTGCTATTGCTCGTACTGGTAATTGGGAATCGAAATCTGCCATATTAGTTTCCTATTTCTTTATCTAATTCTAAAATTGCTTTATTTGTTGCTTGAAGATTTTCATCAATTTTTCTTTTTTCTTCATCCAATTCATCTTTTCTTAAATTCATACGTTCTATATTTAACTCTAATTCAAGTTTTCTAACTTTTAGTTGTTTATTTCTTATAGTTAAACTAGATCTAATATCCATGTTAAACTATTCCAGCAAGTAAATTAGCTTTCATAGTCTTAGACAAGGGATTAAAGTGTTCTGCTACAATAGTCACAGTATCTCCTGCCATTGCTATGATTGGAGCAGAGATATAGTCTCCTGCAAAATTAGGAGTTGCAGCAGTAGTTCGTCCTCCACCTTTGGTAATTCCATTAACTTTAATGAGAAATTCTCCATTAGTATCTCCCCATCCTATTGCTTCAGTTATATATAAAGTTTGACCAAGTGGTACTAGATAAGTTAAGATAGTTGTTGGAGTAGCAAAAGCAACTAAGGTTTCTGAATAAGAATTAATTGTACTTGTAAATACAGGTATTCCAGATGTTCCACCACCAATACGAACATAAAGATTATTAAGAGAATCTGTCTCTAATCTCTTTGTCCTTTGTGAACCACGTTCAGCTACTAATAATGAATTTTGAGACTTATTTGGTGAATGGGTAGGTTCATCACCATTCTGTGTTTCACTAGGATAATTAGGCCAATTTGATGCCATTAGTTAGGAATCCTTAAAACTTTGAATCCAACTCCACCTGAGTCTGCAACACCAACACTTACTCTTTCAAGTGTTCCATTATCCACATCATAAACTAATAAGCGTGTATTACCAGCAGTTGAATCATTATCAACTCGTAAATCTGTAGTACCATTGGAATTTAAATCAACTCTTGTAGAACTATGAACTGCTTGAATTGATGCTGTTGGAGTAAAAAGAAATGCTCCTTGAGTTCCACCAGTAGATTTAAGTTGTAATTCAAAATTAAAGCCCGCATCACCAGCAATATCAGTTTGAACTGAAGAGAATGCCGCTACTTGAGTACCTTGATAAATTATCGAAGGTCCATCAGATTCAGAAATAGAAATACCAGTTGTAGGATCAGTTAATGAGAAAATTGTTGGGGTAGAGGCTGAGCCAGGGATAATTGCTAATCCTGCTGGATTAAAATTGGCAACTGTACTACCAATTGTAAACTCAACTTTTGTCGGAAGAATATCTACTTCAACATTTGCACCGTCAACTACGAAAGCAATTGCTGCATCATCAAATGAGGCTACTTGTTGCGTAGCTGATGTAATATTAGTTGAAGCTGCATTAAAATATAATCCACTTGTAGGATCACTTGAGGGAGAAATAGAAGGTGTTCCAGTTCCGCCATTAATTACTTTAAGTCCTAAAACATCAAAATAAGCAACTTCAGTAAATTCAGGAAGAATACGAATATATTTAGTAACATCATCAAAAACTATTTCACTTTGATCAGAATACATATCAATAGCAAAATCATCTTGATAAAGAATTACAGCGGGAGAAAATCCAGTAGTAATTTTTGAAGCTAATGTTACACTTGTAAGTCCACCAAATTGAGGATCTTGAGCATAAATTTTAGTATTTGGACCACTAGCAAGAGTAATCTCACCATTCAATAAAGAACTAACAGTTGCAGCCTGAGAACCACTTCCAGGACCGGCAATAACGTCGCCTGTTAATTGTGTTACTCCACCTCCACCAGTTGCATCAGTTTCAACAACCCAACTAACAGTATCCCAAGTAAACTCTTTTGATTCTCCAACTCCAATAAATCCACCATTTACAGTTAAAGTTCCAAGACTATCGGCAGAATGACTAATATTAACAACTTGAGTTCTTCCAGGATTTGTGGGATTTTCTAGGGTATAATTTACTGTTTCACCTAAACTGAGAGTAAAAACTTTAACACTAACATTATTAGAACCAGTATCTTTAATATCTTTAACATCTACTTCACTATTTTTAGTATGAGAAGCAGCAGAAGTACCAGAATATGCTCTTATACAATCTATAAATTTATGTGCCGTCGAATTACCATATTTAATAATTTCACTATCAATTTCAATAAGTCCACTTTCAGGAGCAATATCCCGTGTAATAAATTCTTTTACTTCAATCTCTGTTTGAGAATTATCTATTGGTCTAATTAGTCTGTACATTTATTTTTCCTCTTTCTTTAAGTTTGGCTCATATTCATCCCCAACAGTACCAACTTTCTCACGTATTTGGCTTGAGGACATTTCTTTAAAATCTTCAGTTGTTTTAGCTTTTCCATATTTACGAAGGGTTACTCCGTCTTTTCCAACAGCCACTACTTCTACTGGAATTGATACTTCTCCGCATTCTCCAACTGCTAAAGGAGCATCTAGTTCATTTTGTGGTAAAGTAAATTCAAAAACTGGTTCTGTGGCATCTTGATTATTTTTAGTATCCATATTTGTAGATGGCATTTTATTCTCCAAGACTTTCAAGTAAATCTATTGCTTTTCTAATTTTCTTAAACTGTTTTAAATCTTTTGGAACTGGAATTGCTTTTAAATGAACTAAAGCTAAACTTAGTGAATCAATTGATCTTGCTTGATTTAAATTTTGCTGTATTTCCTTTGCGGCACCTATTCCTGGATGCTCTAAAACTGGTTTACTTATATGATTAGGCTTTTCACCTTTTGGTAGTGTAATCCCTGAATTACTTAATACTTTTTTAAGTCCTTCCTCACCTGGATCTTCTAGTGTATTGATTCTTTTAGAACCTTCTGGTTTAGGACTCTCACAACGAAGGCATTTAATTTCACCCTCGACTTGAATTTTCAATTGGTGACACTTGAGGCATTGTCCGATTGTTTGTGGATACATTTTTTCTCCCTAAATTTCCAAGATAGATGTTAAAGACCTTTTCTGCTTTAAACCGTTCTATATAACCTTGCTTCAAAAGAATTTTTAAAGTCCGTAACCATCCTGCTTTAAAAATTGATCCATCAGAATTTTTAATTATAGTTTTTGGTATATAATTCTTATCAACACCGCAAATTTGAGTATACTCACCATTTTTCATAATAAAAAGACCTGCGGGTTTGGAATTATCATTACCACACCATATTTGTAGGCCACGATTTAATTTTCGTAGCTTTCTTTCAAATTCACCTGAAAGCAATTTAGACTCCTATTCGTATTTTCCGAATAAATATTCGCAATTCACGAACAATGTGAGTTTTAGCGAACGCTTATAGCCTTAGCCCTGCTCCAAGGCCCCAATGGGGAGAACAAGGAGCAGAGTAAAACTATAAGGCTTAGTTATCAGCAGCCGAACCAGTGTAAATTTCGACAGCGCGCTCTGCCTGCAAGGCAACAGCAGCCATCATAAACTTCCAACCGATTGTGCTATACTGCACCAACGGGTTCTCCGTATTCCCTTCATTGAACCGGAAGGTTTTAACACCATTTCCAGACAACTCAGTAACACCGAACGCCTGACGACCGAACACAAATGCACGATAGGTCGTATCAGTCGCGCCCGTACCTGTTTGCAGGTTAGGAGAGACGAGGAAACGAACCCCGTAGATTTGTCCGATTTCACCTTTCATCAAAGGATCAGGAGTTGTGTACTTCAGGATGTCAAGCCAGCTACCGATTGCAGCGTCCGACATAAGATCGAACTGTTGAGCAGGATGGATGACAGCTTTATACAGGTTCCCTTCAAAGCCAGGAACGCTGGCATTTCGGAGAGAGTATACAGCTTTACGGATTTCAGAGGCATTGAGGACTGACGTATCAGCCACAGTGACTTCAGAAACCGCGCCACCAGCGAATTGATCCGTAAAATTACCATGAATCGCGTTAAAAATAACGGTATCATAGGTAAGAGCAGCTTGATCAGCTTGCTCATCTTGGATTTCTTCGACGATGGGGTTAATAGATTTGAGGTTTAGTTCCGTAGAAACTTTAACCCAAGATCCATAGGTAAGAGGCTCAACTGAAACTGGGGTCGTGCCAACAGTCGTCTCGGACGGAGTTGTGTTTTCCGTAAGCGGTGTGGTCGCGGCGACTAGTTTATTCAGTCGATGCCATTTGATAAGTGTACCAGAACGAGTTGGGAGGGGTTTCATATCACCACATTGTTTGAGATACAACTGCGGGGTCAACCGTTCCAAGAATCGCCTGTCATAATAAATCCCTGGGTCTGCGTATGTATTCCCAGGTGATGCGTTTGTTCCTATTGTATTAGCCATTGTAATTTGTGTCCTTACGAGTGAATGAGTTTATCATTCAGGAATACTGGTCTTAGTCAGCTTCCCCTAACTGAGAGACATAATATTCTCTTAACTTCTTTATGTCTTTAATGTCAGCAGGATTACTGATAGATCCAGCTTTCCCACCAGTCGCAACTGCGGTTCCCGCTTCTTTTGCGATTCTAGCTTCAGCTTCTTTAGTGCCTCGGCTATGTGCTTCTTTGACAGATTGCTCTGCGCTGACAGTCTTGGCTAGTTTATACAAGGCATCGTAAATTACGCCTACTGGTTGGTTAAAGTCTACGGGGCAATTCTCACTATTCGCAAGTTCATTCATAATCGGTTTTAGTTTAGCAAAGTCTGGATAGTTTGTAACATCCAATTCTCTTCGCATAACTTCAAACTGAGTCTGTATTTGAGTTATTTGCGTATCTCGTTCTTCTAATGCCTTTTCGTATTCACTTTTAACTTCACTGGTCCACTTCTGACGAAGAGGATCAAAGGCTTTTACTCCTTGTGACTGTAAAGACTTCATAAAATCTTCGGGGCTAACTTCTTCTTGAGTTGCTTCTTGAAGAGCCTTAACCATCTGATCCATTTGTTTCTTTAGATCAGAATAACCTTGTGTTGATTGGGTATATGCTCGCCTAATCTCACTATAGCTTTTATTAAGGTTCTCGAACTGCGACTTCAAGCCATCATAACTTGTCCGAGGATCGAAAGCTGGTTCAGTGTTTGCACCATTGTCGGTGGGACTTTGATGTGCTGGTTCTGAACTAGCTGCACTACTTTGATTTGGGACGGTCTTATCTGCATTATCCGCTATTGCTGCGGGTGCTACTGGATTATCGTCGGCCATTGTTTTACTTCCTATTAGACTTGTCCTGCCTCTGGTGCAGGGGTCTTATTTTAAATTGTTATTATCGAGCATCTTACCAGCTCGATCACCAGAGATAATAAATTTTTTAAGTTCAGTTATTGCTAATTCAAGTCCTTGAGCATGTGCTCTAGCTATTCTAGCTTCTTCTTCTGTTCCTTGAAGCCATGCTTTTTCTTTCTTGGCTTTAATATCTTCTAAAGTTTTAAGGTAAAGTTTAAAACCAGGGTGCTGACAAAGATCGCGCACCATTCCACCTTGTGCTGCTGCTCTATCTAAACTGGCTACTTGCTCATCAGTTAATTCGCTCATAGTTACCTCTGTGGGGGTATTTGAGGTGGTCCAGCTTGTCCACCTTGATTCGCTACCTGACCTAAAATTGATTGCATGATTTGAGGAGCAACTTGTCCTTGTGGATTGGCCATACCAACTAATTTGATTTCATCTTTATTAAAACCCATTAATTCAAAGATTTTTTTAAGAATTGCTTCAATTGAAGAAGGATCAAGGAATTGTGCTCCAATTCCAAGGAATGAAGTAAGTTGATTAACTTTACCTTCTGTTCCCACCATGTCACTAATTCCAATCATTTTAAATTTGATATCAGCTCTTAAATCCTCAACTCTAAGTGGAGCAGGAAAGATAACTCCGTATACTGAATTAAGCATATCGTCATCATCAATGAACTGAAGATTTAAAGCATGAACCAATTTAAGAACTCGTTTAATACCTAATTCTTCAACTAATTTGGTTCCTACAGCAAACTTCTCTAGAGCCTGACCTATGATTAATTGAGCACCTTTAGCTGTTCTACCAAGTTTACCGTTCTCAGGTGAGCCTTGAATAGATCTAGGTGCAGTTGCATTTTCAATATCTGTTTGAACAATTGCGGCTTCAGTATAGGCATTGCCTGTTACATCAGGAGTTACAAGAGCCTCAACTCCATCCATCTGATCTGTAAGAACAATTCCATTAGGAGTTGAGATTAGGGTATCTAAGTCTACATCAGCAAGACTATTAACCTTCCACATTCTGTTAATAACTAAATTGATATTATCTAATCGCTGCCGCCGAAGAGTCCATAGTTCATGGACATTAGAAATAACTGGTTCAACTAATCCAAGTCCATACCACTCTAATGGGACAGGAAAGAATACACATCGAATAACAGGACATTGCTGATGGTGAAAAGGATTTTGACGAGCAACAAACAAGATATTACGATTACCAATAACGATTTGAACTTTTTCTTTGATTCCATCTCCATCCAAGTCATAATATCCCCAATAAGTAATAACTTCTACAATTTCTTTATCACCAGAAGAAATATTTGTTACACCACGGATTGTACTTCTAAGTTGCCGTGAAGCTGCATAATTATGATCATCCGAAAGAAGAGCCTGAGAATCTGTATTTGCAAAGATTGGATACTGTCCTTTACCCATTTCTTTAACATCAGACAAAGGAATCCAAGATCTTACAAATAAACCTCTTGCATCTTTTTCATTCCGCGATTCAGGATCAGGAAAGACATCTAGAATATCTAGAACATCAATCTCTGGTCGTCGTTCTGTAACCTTATAAACTCGATTCTCTTCCCAACGAACTTGTTCACCCAAACTGAATCCATTGATTGTGGGCGTTTCTCTAATAGGTTCTCTTGTAAAAACCCATTCTCTTTTTGTTTTCCAATAAACATAAAAATAAGAAGTCCCATAAAGTAGTAATTGTTTACAGAAATCCACAAACTTAATCATGAAATCAGCTTGACCCAATTGATAAGTCAAAAGCATTTTAATCTGTGTGGCAAAAGCATCATCATTAGGATCAGTTGCCACGATATCAAAGAACTCTTCACCTGAGCCAAAGATTGTATTAACAATTTTAGGAACAGCAGCTTCAATAACTTGAAAGACTATAGGAACAGTGATAGAAGAACGAGTTGAAGTTTTAAATTTATCTTGGCTAGAAAAGTAAAGACGATAAATCTCTTCCCAAATTCTTTCATAAGATTGACGCCAATTCTGCCATTTCTCAAACATTGGGACAATTGCTTCTACAATTTTCTTTTGGGCTTCAAATCCTTCAATGCCTTCTGTAGCTACTAATTGAATTGGAGAGAAGTCGGATTGCATCTTTTGATCTTGCATAGTTCCAACTGATGTTTGTTCTTCAGCCATTTTTATATTTCCTAGTAACCCGTATGTGGGTCTAAAATAAAAGCGCGTTTACTATATTGTTTACGTTGCTTGCCCCTAGCAGCACCAACATGATTTAAATATAGCCCTGAGATTGGGCGACTAAATGCATATCTAAGCGCATCCATAGCATGATTATTTTTATCTACTGTTTTATCATTATTAAATCCATCTGAGTCTGGTGCAGCATAATGATATTCCAAGATCTCATCAACTGTCCTTGGAGTCATGCCTTTAAAAAATTTAAGTCTATTCTCAGCAAGAAGAGTTCTAATCCTAGGGATACCAGTATCTTTAGCCTTATCTGCTGGTCTTACATTTCTATTACCATAGAATCTATTTAGTTCCATGATTAACTGAGCAGCTTGTGTATCTGCATACACATAAGCTAAATCTTGATTATGTAAGAACTGAGAAATTGTTTTAAGAAGAGTTTCACTTTGATAGAACTCTCGATAAACATAAAAAATCTTTGTGTCTGGATCTTCTGCGATACAGAGAATCGCATTAGGATTTGACTTACCAAAGTCGAGTCCACCAAATCTAACCCAGTTTGCAGGAATATCAAATTGGTCAACTACATGTTCAGTCTCATCAAACTCTGGATAGACCAATCCTTCAAGTCGGGTAAACTGCCCTAGGTACCGCCTTTCAAATATAGCTTTAGGCAGGGTCCGCTTCGCTCGATCAAATTCTTCTTTTGGAAATGCAGGATTGTCGGCTGAAGCCCAAGTTACCAATTCATAGTCTTTATCTCCTGCAGTTGCTCTCGCCACGATATCGCGGTAGAACCAATTAACTGCATAAGGAGTTGTGGTTAGGATAGCGCGGCCTTGAGTCACGGAAAGACGGCCCTGAACGTTAATCCAACCTTGCTGCTTAATCTTGCCGCACTCATCTACCCACGCAGCCAGACATTCCATACCTTCAATTGAATCAGGTTCATCTAAAGAACGAACAAAGATTCGACAAGGCTCTTGCGATCCAGGACGTTTCCATGCTAGTTCAAAATAAGACTTCTGTTCTTTCCAAATTCCCCAATCACTAGGGAAATACTCTTTGAATTTTGGCAACGTTGACTGATCTAAAATTTTGTTTGTGGGGGCGCATATTAAATAGTCGCCAAACCTACCAGCTTGATAATCAGCCTGAATTTGCTGGAGTAACCAGATTGCTCCTATCGTGGTTTTACCGCCACGGATACCGGATACGACACCGATGAATCTTGCTTTTGAGTCTAAAACCTTATCTTGTGATTTATGGAGAGTTATTTCCAATTTCGGCCCCTTTTTGGCCTTTTACTCTTAGGTGGCCTTACCCCATATTTCTTGTGGTTCTTTTTGTTCTCATCACGATTGGGAGAACATTGAGAACAACTTAGGTCATATCTATGAAGTCTATTATAGACTGTTGGGTTGCAACAAGTCTTTATATTTTCTTGTCTTAAATCCGTATACATATTTCTGACAAATGGAGACGCCTTCTTCATCACCTAGGGATGGAGGTTCTTTAAGGCGTCAATAGCGGCAGAACCTACAAAATGTTTAACGAACGGTAAAACTATTGGTAAAAGTAAATCTTTTTAAGTAAGGCTTCAGCTAATGTATTTCTATCATTTGAAACTACAGTAACGAACTTAGTATCCGCGAGTCTTTCGCTTAGGCCCCTGGGTAGGTCGCCATGTTGAGAAATGAATAGCATTTCGTACCCGCGCCGCTGCTTTAGCTTTCTCGGCTGTTTTTGAGTGTCCAATGACCCTCCCCGTTGCCTTCTCCACGATTTCTTTACCTCTCGCCATAACTGGCACAATTAATAACCTGCAAACGACTTAGCAACCATTGCCTGTCGTTTCTTCGATTTTGTGACAGATGTCCTTGCTGCATGGACTTTTGGCTTAGAGGGCAGCTTAACTTCTTTTTTGAGTTTTTTAAAATTCCCGAACTGTCGTTCGTGAGGATTGTAAGGCACCGCGATTAGTCCTTTCGTTTCAGAGGAGAGCCTTTCTTGGAATCCTCTTCGGTTAGTTGGTCTGCTGAGAAAAGCTCTTCGTTACCAAGTAGGTCACTATGACTACCTGATTCAAATTGGCCATCAGCGTGATATATCGTTTCTTTTAGTTTTTTGTCTTTTGCCACTTTCATCTCCTCTGTCTGTAAATTAAGTTAAATCTATAATAGGGGGGTAATAGACCATTCCACAATTCCACTTACCCTCCGTTCCTACCCCTGGAGGGTCTATGCAACACTTATACCGGACTACTCGTTGCTAGGAGGAATGATCGTTGCTTCGATAACATCTTTGTTGCTAGGTTGATGGGTGGGTTTAGTACCCAAACCACTATTATGCTTGTCCGCTTCCTCTTGATTATCGAAGCGATTAACTACCAATACACTAAGTGTTTGTTTATTATTAGCTACTTCAGGAATAAGGCTAGCTGCAAACTTCCTTAATCGTAACCATTCAGATACGGTTAAATGCTCCTTATCAATTAAAGGAATAGATAAAGCTTTATTTAAATCATCACTAAATTTGATTTTAGAGGTTAATTGAGCATTAACCATTTCTTCAATTGCAGGTTTTAAACGTCTAAATAGCTCATAAGGTGCTGATTGAACCTTACCAGTATAACCAGCACGTGAGTATGCAGTACGAACATCACTAGTTTCTAAGAAATGTTTAATAAACAGCCAGTTTTGATCTGTAAGTTCTGCCAAGGTATTTGTGTTGCTAGAGTCAACCTTAGCGACTTCATTCTTGATTATTGGCTTATCTGTTGCTTCAGATGACATATAGACAGAACCTCAATATACGATTAATGTTAGTGACGTTTACATTCGCCGTGTGCGTTTCGCTAGTCGCTCGGCAACGGCTCACGGTTGATGGGTTTGATTCGTCGCTTAATCCTTCGCTCCTCATTCATCCCCCTCTACTAATAGGGGTCAATACAACCATTCTACTACCATTTATTTTAAACTATTTTGTAAATGATTGACTATCAATGTATAAATCGTATTGTGACAAACCTGTGAATAGTTGTAACAAAACAAAATAGCCCTTGAAATTATCGGTAACTCCCTTAAACTGTAGTAAGTCAGAAACGGGAGATAATCAAATGAAAATGCCGAATGGATGGAATGAAGCGAAGATCTTAAAGACCAGCGCGACGTTGACAGGTTGGCCGATTGAAGTAAAGGAAGTGGACGGCGAAATAGTCTCACAAATTCTTAGACACGGTTGGATTTATGACTACGTTTACGGGAATATGGTAGACTTTGAAGACTTAAAGCCAACACCCCACAATATAGCAAAGGAGCTAGGAATATGAATAACTTCTATTGGTTTGGATGCTTCAAAACGAATGAACCCGACACGGTTGTGGGACAATACTAGACTATGGAAAAGATAGCAAACATCATCAATAAAGATTATTACTGGGATGAATCACTTAAACTTTCGCTTAGATGGGCTGATATGGCATTAGATGAAGGAACAAGCCAAATTGAAGTCATAGGCTATCTATTTGAGAGAATCACGGGATACCGGAGGTTTTAATATGGAATACGAAGATAATTGTGATATTTGTAATGATGATTCAGTTTATATTAGTGATTTTGGATATACACTTTGTTATCAATGTTTTTTAGATAATCCACAAATTCAAAAAGATATGAATAATAGACTTAATAAAGAAAATATACTTGAAAAGGGGTATTAATATGAATAAAGAAAAAATTATAAAATCATTATTCTTTTTAGTAGAAGAAACTAATTTAGAAGATACATGGTATGTAGAAACACCGAGTGGATATAAAGGTTATTTACCAACTAAAGCCTTAAAAGCGTTTCTTAAAAAATTAGCAAAAGAGATTATATGAAACCTAAACGTCATGGTTGGGAAATAGTGCAGTTTCCAGATGGTTCTTATGAATGGGTGCTGTTATGAAAACCTATAAATTTAGAGTAACTAACTATATAACTAATGAAGTTTTCGTTGTCTCAAAAAAAGCCATTAATAGACTTCAAGCATATTATTTAGTCTGTCAAATATATGATAGATATTGTGCAATTGATTCAGGTAACTTTATATGAAACGTTACTCAATTCATACAGAAGATAAGAATGAGAAATGGATTAAAGAGTTATTATCAATAGGTTTTGATGGGTTCACATTGATCAAGGGGCGCGGATTCTGGAAAGGTGTTGAAGAGAAAAGCCTTGAAATTATCATTTACACGGATAATACTTATCTTGTAAAAGCAATGGCTGATAGGATTAAGCATACGAATAAACAAGATGCAGTTTTAGTCACGGAAACTAATTGTAAAATAGAATTAAGATAAAGGAGGATTCAATGAGAGTATCAAATAAAAACTGTAGACGTTTTGTAGAAAAGTGTAAACCATTTAAAGGTAGCAATTTATTTGGAGAGTATAGTAGAGAAGGTGTTTATGTTGTTTATTCTTATGGTTATCATTTTCCTATTTATGCTTTTCTTAATGGGTCATGGTATGGTAACTCTCAGAAATATAGTGTGAGTACTTCTAAACATCAGTCGCAAGCTAGACCTTTTAACAATCTTAATTACTTAAAACTTGATGATATTCAACGTCTCATAAGGGGATAATAAAATGAAAAGTAAAAAAGGATTCTTTGCAGTTTTAGAGCAACCAAAAAAAGTCGTTAAGTATCTTCAGCCATATTTCTATCAAGGTGGAAAGTGGTATAAGTTAGGAGGGCAATCAAATGGAAGTAAACGGATACTGTCGAAAGTGTCAAAGATCGTTTGATGCACACTGGCATAATTATCCAAAAGGTTATGATATGAGACCTTATTGCTTAACGTGTAAAGGGTATGATGTTACGTGGTCCACGGATGAATCAAATGATTATGGATGGGGAGAGTCTCAAAGATGTTATGAAGAGGAGGATTAATTATGAAAAACAAACAGAGTAATTTAGACAATTATGATAAAGTCGGGGCTATTATAGATTATGAAAATGGCAATCTTAATGATGAAGAGACTATAGAATTATTCCAACACTTACTAGATAGTGGTCTTGTATGGCAATTGCAGGGACATTATGGGCGAGTCGCTGAGTCTTTAATAGAAGCAGGATATATAAGGAGGCAGGAAAATGGAAAATCTAGTCTTTGAAAACTTCTTACTAGCAGGTAAAGTTATTACAAGTTTGGCCTTGACAATTGATGTAACTCTATATATACTTATCTTGGTTCGTAAATTCTTTAATGTAGGAATTAATTGAGGAGATTAAGATGATAAACTTTATTTTAGGGTTACATTTAGTTTTAATACTTGCAGGAATTCATTACTTGTATTTAGACTCATTAGAGGATTAATAATGGATATATACAAATTAACAAATGATGGTCAACAAAAAATTGTTATGTTTAATATACCTGAAGATGAAATAAGCGATGCACTAAACGCTCTACCAAATGGTAGATATTTTTACTTAGATGATAGCAATACTCGTATATTTAGTGAAAAGCTAGAACCACTTGAAGATATTGTAAAAGAGTGGGTTGATTAAAAATAAAAGGAGAAACAAATGAGAAAAGTAATACTTATACTTAGTTTGTTTGGCGGATTTAGCGGTATCGTATTCGCTAACAATGTGACTGATACTCTTAGTTCAGGGGAATCACCAGCGCAAGGCGATATCCTTTACTATAATGGTATCTCTGGAAATACGGCTGGTACATGGGCGCAACCTAGCTCCATTCCTGGACTTCAAGGCGCACAAGGAGAACAGGGAGAGCAAGGAATCCAAGGCGAGCAAGGTCTACAAGGAGACAAAGGTGATAAAGGAGATCAAGGTGAAACAGGTGTTATAGATCAAGAAACTCTTAATACCATTAGCAATAATCAAACTAATGAAACAAATAGTCGGATTGATGCTGATAAACTCTTACAAGAAAATATCAATACTACTAATAATCGGGTTGATAATCTTGAAAATGAAGTTCATAGACTTGGCGAAACAAAGGCTATTCTAGGTGGTACAGTTCGTGTATTGGATTCTAGAAAGTTTGAAGTTCATGTGTTTGATAATTATGACGTGAAACATAAACATAATGATTCTTTCGGGGCTTTAGTTGGTTACAAACTTGGAAAGAGTTTTGAAGAAAAAGAAATTGATGAATTAAAATCATTGCTTCGGGCTTATCGAACTAATGATAAACCATTGAAAGCAGATAAAATTACTAAACCAGAAACGAGATTAATACTGAAAGACTTGAAATAAAGTCTAAACATCCTCTATATAGGTCTCTTAGCTTTTATAGAGATCGTTCCCGAAAGGGTAGAGGAACAATTTATCGAGACTAAATATTAAGGAGGATTATAAAAATGTTTCAAGATCTAATAGCTTTATTAATGTATATGGACTTTTTAGAGTTAGAATTACAAGATGAATTAAGGAAAATCAAATGATGCAAATTAACTTAGATGAATTTACAAATGGATTTACAGTTAAAATATTTAATGGTAAACGATATTTGGTTAATGAAATTTTTGAAACTGAGTTAGAAGCAATGACAGCTATTCAAGAATTTGTAAATAATCGTTTTGAAGCAGTATATTATAGGAGACACCATGAAACTTCGGTGTAATAAATGTGTAGATGAAAAAAGAGATGAAGCTAGTAGAAAAACAGATAATCTATGGTTACTTTCTATAAATGGTAGAGAGTATCTAGTATGTAAGTATCATCGTAAAGGAGGGTATTTAAGTGCAAACAGCCAAAGAGATATTTCTAGAGTACCAAAAGCAAGCTGAAGCCCATGTAAACTTATACTGTCAATTAACTGATAAAAGACCATTTGATAACTTTAATGCCGTTAAAACACACACTCGAAAATTACTTATATTGGCTCATGTTTGGAACTTTGTAGCTCGAAAACTCGCAGAACAAAAGTATTATCAAGAATAACTATGAAACTTGAATCATTTTTAAATCAATTAGAATCATTTAGAATTAAATGTGAAGAAAATAAAGAAGATTTTGATAGCACCTTAAAAGTAGAATTAATAGATTTGCTTGTCGATTATATAGACAACCAAAAAGTGAGGGATAAAATAAATGAGATTCCTTTTTAAAATTAACTGTTGGTTATTTCATAGACAGTCACATAGATTATATTGGGTTGTTAGATCCAAAGAAGGTAGTTTTTCTAAATATTACTGTGATAGATGTAATAGAAACTGGCAGGAGGACTAATGCAAGTTAAAATTAAGTTAGTTAAAGAATGTCCTAAACGGCGACGTGGTGAGTTTATTATTAAATCTAAAAACTATTCAGAGATTCGTATATCAAAAGAATTAAATAAAACAGTTGCGGAATTTGCTGAGACTCTTTTACATGAATTACTGCATTTTTGGTGCTCAATACTACAAACACACGGCTTAGCCGAGCCAAAGTCTAAAGAACATCCATTTATTTATAGTGCTGTTGATGAAATAGTGCATTTATATAACGCCTTTTTTAGGAGACGAAAATGACTAATATATCTTTTAGAAGTAAAAGAGGGTATGTGACTGTTGAAATAGATATTGATAATACAAATTTAAGTTATTTAGAATTGATGCAAAAAGCTATTCAAGCCTTACAAAAGGAGATTATTCTATATGAATCTGATTTTAACCATCGTTTTAATAGGCACGATGACCATAACTTCTTATAGATCCATTCCTAGTCAAACTGATGATAGCCCTTATACTACGTCTATTGGTGAAAGGGTACATCCTCATGGTATCGCTGTTAGTCGGAATCTGCTTAAACGATGGGGTGGACCTTTTAACTATGGTGATTTTGTCTATATAGAAGGTATTGGTTTTAAAGTAATTAATGATACAATGCACGAACGGTATAAAGATCATATTGATGTATGGGTTCAAACTTATGCGGAAGAAAAAGAATTTGATAAGAATTTTAGAAATAGAAAAGTAAAGATATGGTTACTTATGCCTAAAATGGAGGTATTATCAAATGGAAAAAGAGTCAAAAAATATACATCAAATAATTAAAGATAAATTTGGAATTAATAAACTATCAGATGAGAAGTTTTCTAAATCTAAGTACTGGGATAGTGCGGTATCTAAAGATGACGCCCCAAGTGAGTCTAGACGTGCTAACCCTGATACATTAAGTGATGCTAATGCGCCGTGGTCTGATTCCGATAGTGATGAAAAGGCTTTAAGACTAGAGTCGCTTAAAGAAATCGGAGAGGGTTTAAAAGGACGAGAACGCGAGGTCTATTTGTTGCTACTAAGATATCCCTATAGTGAGGTTGAACTTGCTAGTAAATTGCAAGTGTCACAGCAACGAATTTCAGCTATATTGCAACGAATACGCCGAAAAGTTTACAAGAAATATGGTAGTAAAAGGTCGGAATTGGACATATAAGTAGGAGGATCTTACTATGATTCCACTTATTACAACATTATTGCCAATACTCGGAAATGTCATTGACAAAATTATACCTAATACAGCAGAACGAGAAAAGGCTAAGGCTGAATTAGCTCTAAAACTTGCAGAAAATGAAACTGAATTATTAAAACTATTTACTCAAATAGATCAAGGTCAAATTGATATTAACAAAGAAGAGGCAAAATCCTCAAGTTTATTTGTCGCTGGTGCTAGGCCATTTATAATGTGGGTATGTGCCTCTGCTTTTGCATGGACATACGTTTTACAACCATTTTTAGTTTTTATTTCTTTTGCAGTTAATCATCCAGTTACTAATTTACCAAGTCTTTCAATGGGAGAAATAATGCCTGTTTTATTGGGAGTTTTAGGACTCGGTAGTTTAAGAACGTATGAGAAGATAAAAAATGCTCAAGGCAACCACTAAAAATTGCAGCTCTTGTAAACAAGAAAAAGAATTAGTTCATTTTTATTCTAAACGTTTAACTCAGTATCAAAGTGAATGTAAAGAATGTACAAGAGTTAGACGCTCTAAATGGTGGAAAAGCGAAAGTGGTAGACTATCAACTGCAAATACTAAATTAAAAGCTAGATTTGGAATTACATTAGATGAGTATTTAAGTATATTGAAACAACAAAATTATAAGTGCTTAATTTGTGGAATTTCTCATAGTTATATGGGTCATCGTTTAGCTGTTGATCACAATCATAATACAGGAAAAATACGAGGCTTACTTTGTAAAGGTTGTAATATGGGAATAGGGAATTTTAAAGAAAATACTTCAAATTTATTAAAAGCAGTAGACTATATCAAGGAGAAAAATAATGGCTAGAACAGTTGAATTAGAAAAAGAAACACTATCAGTTGCACAAGTTGGAGAGTTTGGTATTAGAGTTGGTGACGAATGGTATGGAGTAAATGAACCTCTTGAACCTTCTGATTTTGTTGGTGGTAAAACTTATGATGTACTTGTTAAACGTGGTAAGCCGAGTGAAAAGTATCCACAAGGTAAGAAATATATTGCTCAAGTTGTGGGAGAGAACACGCCAACAACGGCCTCGAAAATCGCTACATCGGCGGCACCTTCAAGTCAAAGTAATAATGTGAATGATGCGAAAGGTACTCGTATCCTTCGCCAAGGTGTTTATCAAGCAACGCTTCAAAGTCCCGCACTTGCTGGATTTGCGGCAACACCTGATGAATACCTAGCACTTGTTAAAACAACCGCAGAAAAGGTCATTACTTTTATTGAGGGCTAAATGAAACGTTCTAAGAAATTAAAACGTAAGTTGGAGACTCGTATTCGCGATTGGGAAAATACAACCCAAAATGCTAAAGGTAAAGACTCTAAAGCATATCGTAAACCAGGATCAAACAAGTAAAATGGCTCTTATACAGTCTAAAAAAGATGAACACCAATTAACTTTCGATGATATAAAGCATAGATATATCCTCGATGGTAACGGAATACCAGGAGTTACTACTTTTATTAAAGGTGGTTTTCCTGTTTCGTTTCAATTAGTTAATTGGATGATTGGTCAAGGTGCTGATTATACTTATGAAACTCTTATTAAGGAATCTACTCATGAAGGAAACTTTATAGAGTGGCCTGACAATGACGGTAAAAAAGAAATCATTAAAAGTGCTAAGGTTGCTTACAAGAAAGCGGCAGAAGAGGCAGCGGGAATTGGTACTGTTGTTCATGACTATGCTTATTTAATAGAAACTGGTAAACAACGAGAAGCATTATTATTGTTAGCTGAGCATGAAAATACGAGTCAATGGGATAGAATTAATAGTGCAGTTAAAAAGTTTGACGAATGGAAGAAACAAAATGAAAGTCAAATACTTGCTCTTGAAGAGATTGTTGCCTCACCTATTTACCAATTTGGTGGGAAGTTTGATCGCCTTGACAATCGTAATGGTCGGGTTATCCTTCCTGACTATAAAACTTCTAATGGATTCTATATTGATCAGTTTATCCAATTGGCTGCATACGCGATAGCGATTGAAGAGTGGAAAGGAATTAAAGTAGAGGGATTAGAGATACTTAGATTTGGTAAAGAGAATGGAGAGTTTGAAACTTTATTAATAGATAAAGAATCAGAGATTGATTATTTAAAAGAACAAGCTATTATATGTAGAAAAACATTTGAGTTTAGTAAAGTTTGGGGAAAAGATAAACGGTTTGCTTTTGGAGGCAAATAGTGGTTCCAGCTTACTTTAGTATATTTCCTGTTAAAGATAAAAAACCATTAGTTAAATGGGAAGATTATCAAAATCGTTTAGCTACTTCTGAAGAAAAACTCCAATGGGAAAAGTCTTATCCTAATAGTCAACGGGGAATTGTGTGCGGTAAAATATCGCGTATATTTGTTCTTGATGATGACGGAGGATTAGATTCAAAAGAATATAAAATTCCTTCAACATGGACCACTAAAACTCCTAGAGGCGGTAGACACTATTACTTTAAATGGATTCCAGAACTTGAAAATAAAGTAACTACTAAAACTGGTATATTCGATAAAGTCGATGTAAGAGGAGAGGGCGGTTTTGTAGTTGCATATCCCTGGGAAAAGCCTATATCAGCGGCACCATTAGCTAATCCTCCACAATGGTTAATCACCATGCTACCCCCTAAGCATGGAGAAAAAACTATAGTTGCTGAAGATAAGACATCGTGGTTATCAGATGCTTTAGATGATATTAAGGAGGGCAATAGAAATGCAAGTTTTACTCGTATCGCCGGATCATTACGTGCTAGAGGATACTCCGTGGAGGACATCTTTAGTTTACTTAAATCCCGCGCTACAGAAGTTGACTTTGATGGAAACGAACTTAAAACCATTTGTGAAAGTGTGGGAAGATACGAACGAGGTTCGGTCAGCGAAAATGCTAGTTCTATTGAATCTTTCTTAGAAGATATTGAACAAGTAGAATGGATTTGTGAACCAATTATAGCCAAGAAAACAATTGGTTTTACTGCAGGATTGCCGGAAACCATGAAAACTTGGATTCTTATTGATCTTGCTGTAGAAAGTGCTAAAGGTGGGGGAATGTGGCTAAATAGATTCCTCTGTAAACCTGCAAAAGTATTGTTTATAGATCAAGAACGTTTCAAAGGTGAGACGCAACGCAGATTTAAAGCCGTAATCGCAGCCAAAAACTTACAACCAAAAGACCTTCGAGGAAGTCTTTTTATAAGATGTGGCACCACGACACGGCTCAATTTACCTCAATCATTTGATGCGTTCCGAAAGGAACTATCTGAAATTAGACCTGATTTGGTGATTATTGACTCATTCGCAGCTTTTCATACAGCCGAAGAGAATAATAGACAAAGTATCCAAGAGGTTCTTGAGCGAGTTAAACAATTAAGAAATGAATTTGGTTGTGCGTTTGTATTTATTCACCATGAGAATAAATTTGCATTTAGAGGGAAGGAGGAAGATCGTGAACCTTCAATTGCTGAAATGTCTGGATCTGTTGCTATTCCTGCCGTTGCCGAATTTGTACTTACTGTACGTCGCCAAGATGCGGAATCCAGTTTTGTATATCATACTAAATCTACTCTTGCTTCTACTATCTCGCCTTTTTTGGTTAAAGTGTTGGATTTAGATGAATCAAAATCTAAAATTAGTGTAGAGGCATATTAATGCTAAAAGTTTATGTTGCTAGGGCTATGAGTGGTCGGATTAAAGAAGATGTGGTTAGAGAAGCAATCTCGGATAAACAACTCCTCGAAAGTGCTGGATTTACTGTTCTTGATCCTGTTACCGCTGAAGGTGTTGAAGCGAAAAAAGAAACTCTCTGCGCATCCAAGCAGATGATGGATTCATTTTGGCCTAGAGATAAAGCTATGATTAGGGAAGCAAATATTGTATTTATTATGTCTCCTAATGTTGGTTCATTAGGATGTATTAGAGAATATGGATACGCTCGTTATCATTTGTGGAAAAAGGTTATAACAGTATTTCCTATGAATCAACTACCAAAAGAAGGTGCGGTTTGCTACTATGAAGATGATTATGTGACTGATTCTTTATTAAATGCAATTGGTGAAGCATATCGAACGCATGGAACATTATGGAATAGACTTAAATGGAGATTCCACCTCTACAGGCGGTGTTGGTTAAAAGCCATCTGGAATCGGTTAAAGGAATGGAAATAATGGATAATTTTATTCAACAAAAGAATTACGTATTTTTCTTATTAGCTTTGGTAGATATATTTTTGGGAACATTACATTTTTTAGCCCATAATTACTGGATGGGATTGATATTATTTATAGCAGCAATACTTTTAAGTTTTAGTATTAAAGGAGATAAAAACGATGCCGTACATAACGAAAGAGAATAGAGCTGAATTAGAAGAGAATCCACTTAAAGCTAAAGTTCCAGGAGATTTAGCATATTTATTTGCTAGGTTTTTTTATAAAGAATGGAATCTAAATCCATCTTGGACTACATACCATAATTTTCGTAAAGTGATTAGAGAACCAAGTAGCAATAGTAGATATGAAACACTGATAAGTCAATTGAGTAAATCTATTTATTTTCGTCATCTTGATTTGCAAATTGCGGCCGAACTCGCTCTCGATGAATTTGCATGGAGAATTATCCGCAATTATGAGAATGGTAAGAAAGTCGCTAATGGAGATGTTTTTGTCGAAGAGGTGAAAAGTGTTTAAGGCATTATTTAGTCTTAGCGGAGCTATACTTTCTCTTTCAATGGCTTATCAGATGTGGGGGTGGAAAGGGTTTTTATTTACTTTGGGTTTGTTATTGGCGGCTTAAATGGCTTGTATAAATCAAGACTGCTCTTGTAATACTGAACCAACATTTGGAACTTGGTCTGCGCACAAAAAAATAGACGATAGAATTTATCATAAATTGGAGAAAGAAATGGATGGACAAATTTTGAAAACAGGGGTTAAGAAAGATGAAGGAAAAGCTCGTTTTGAATTACTGGCTTATGAAGTACTATACGCCGTATCTAGAATCCTCACTAAAGGTGCTGAAAAGTACGCAGATCGCAATTGGGAGAAAGGTATCAGTTATGGACGTGTGTTTGGGGCAGCTCAACGTCATCTTGCTGACTGGTGGAACGCTCGATTGGAAGGAAAAGATGGTATCAACCACGCTGATGGAAGTGAGTCGCATATTGACCATGCCATCACCGAATTAATCTTTTTAAGTGCCTATGAGAAGAGAGGGCTAAAGGATTTCGATGATAGACCAACTAAGTAAATTTGATTTAGGATGGCTCATTGGAGTTTGGGAAGGTGAGGGTTCTTGTGGATGCTATAAAATGAAATATCAAAACAGAGGTATTCATTGGGGAACTCGATATATTTTAGCTGCTGAAATATCACAGAAAGAAAAGTCTTTTATTGAAAATGTAACTAAAATGATAGGTTTTGGAAGAGTTGAAGTAGTTAAGTATAATAAAGGGTTTAATGAAAAAGAACCGATTAAAATGTTTAAATGGAAATCAAACGCAAGAGCTGCAAGAATGTTTTTAAATACAATTCTGCCCTTTGTTAAATCAAAACGAAGAGTTAAACAAATTAAAAAGGCTTTAAATTTAGATAAAAGGTATGTTAGAGCATGGAAATAGCAATTTTACCATTTGGACCTCAGTTATATGGTGGTACTATCATAACAGACTATGATTTTAGTAAACCTTCTTTAGTTTGGGGATTTCCAACAACGATAGACGTAGAAACGGATGAAAAGGATAATTTTGTAACTTTGGCAATTACTCAAGATGGCTATAAAATATATTGCTTTAATAGATTTACGGATGGTTTAAAAGATTTATTAGAAAAAGTTCTTTTAATTGGCCACAATGTAAAATTCGACTTAAAATTACTAATTAAATGGGGAGCTAAAATAAAACCTGAACAACTATATTTTGATACTTGTTTAGCTTCTTATGTAGTAAACACCACCAAAGAATCGCATCATCTAAAAGATCTTGGAAAAGAAATACTCGAAATGTCATGGCCTACATATCGCGAAATGGTGGGTTCTGGGAGAAAAAAGGAAACTCTTGATAAACAACCTGTAGATAAAGTTTTTGCCTATAATGGAATGGATTGCTTAGCCACATTCAAACTTTATCAATATTTTATGCGAATAATGAACCCAACGCAACGACACTTGTTAAATCATGTTGAATTGCCTATTTCCAGAATTTTGATGGAAATGGAGTTAAATGGGATTACTATCGATACTGAGTATCTTAAACAATTAGATTTTGATTTTAAAGCAAAAATTGTTAATCTAACTCATCAACTAGAAGATCAATGGTTTGTTATTAAGGGAGAAGACAATAAAGAAGATAAACCATTAAATGTTAATTCTAATCGTCAAATCGCGGAATTACTAGAAGCTCAAGGTGCGGTTCTTCCATTAACGCAAAAAGGCAATAAAAAAGTTGATAAAGGAACTCTTGAGCAATGGAAACAATTACCAAGTGTCGCTTTGCTCCTAGAGTACAATAAACTTGAAAAGTTAATTTCCACATATACTACAAGTCTTTTGGAGAAACAACAAAATGGTAAAATCTATGCGTCGTTCAACCAAATCACGAAAAACGAAAAAGGTTATGAGAGTGGTATATCCACTGGTAGACTCTCTTCTTCGACCCCAAACTTACAAAACATTCCAGTTAGGTCTAAAGAAGGCGGTCTTATCCGCAGAGCCTTTATACCGTCTAATGGAAAAGTATTCATTGACGCAGATTATTCTCAAATCGAATACAGATTACTCGCACACTTTTCTAAAGAACCTAGACTAATTCAAGCATTTATGGAGGAAAAAGATGTTCATGAAGAAACAGGAAGACTTCTTGGATGCTCGCGTGACGTGGGGAAAACACTTAATTTCGCCTCCATTTACGGGGCGCAAGCTGCTAAGATTGCGAAAACTGCTAAAGTCTCTGAACAAGAAGCAGAGAAATTTCTTGGGACTTACTGGAAAGTTTTGCCAAGAGTTACTGCTTGGATCAATCGCGTTAAATTTGAAGCGAGGGCTAAGAAGGGCATCTTTACACTTTTACGCAGATGGATACCGTTACCAGGTATATCCTCTCAAAACCGATTTGAAAGGATGCATTGGGAAAGAGCTGCGGTAAACTACGTGATCCAAGGGAGTGCAGCGGAAGTCATGAAACTAGCTTTAATTAAACTAAAAGAAAATGGATATTTACCAGTTTTGACAGTTCATGATGAATTTATTTTTGAAGTACCAAAAGATTATCAGAATGAATTATTTGGAGCACAGTATCATTTAATTATAAAAGAGATAATGGAATCAGTAGTTAAACTTGATGTACCATTAATTGCCGATATTGAAATTGGTGATAATTGGGCTAATGCTAAAGGAGATTAAAGTGAGTGATGAACAACCAGTCGTACCGGAAGTGATGGAGAAAAAAATTCCTAAAATTCAGTATGTGTCAATAATCCTAGCTGATGGAAGAAAAGGGATATTTGCAGGACCAGAATTTATCTCAAGTGCTGAATTAACTCTTGCTCCTCCACGATTAGTTTCTATTGATTTTAGTCAACCGAGAGAATATCCCACACAACAGCCGCAACCCGAAGTTAAGATTTCTGAAGAAACGAAGATAGAGGAGGTCAAAAGTGATTCTACAGAATCTCCGACACAACCTAGCTAAATTAATTGCTCCTGAATTAGTAGAACGTTTTAAAGCCGCAACATTAAGTGCTTTAGAGATTTCCAAACTTAGGCAATTAAAAAATGAAATGACTATAATTAAAGAATGTGGATGTCACTGTAAAAAGAAAAAATGTGCCAATAGGCTTACTCTACAGAGATATGGCTAAAGTACAGAAAGATTGGAGGAAGAAACTCGATGGCTACTTTATTGCATTTTGTCGCAAAGTTTTTCGATGGAGCACCGCCTATAGAGATGCAGTTAAGATCTCGGAAGAAAAACTCCCTACTGGATTACGATATAGGTGCAAGGCTTGTGGAAATCTTGTTGAACGATCCGAAAAACAGGTCGAT